ATGAATAATTTTACATTTAGTACACCGAGAATCTGCGACTGCGGAGGCGATTTAAGCAAGCAATGGTATATCTATTTCCGTGCTAAGGATGAGAGTACGGGAGACATCAAACAATTCCGTTATAAGCTAGGGATAAATAGGTTCAAGAAGAAACGTGAGCGGCAAGAGGCGGCCAAAGCAGCTTTGGCTACGGTTATATCCATGCTGGAGGATGAGGGTTGGAACCCTTTTGAGCAGAAATGCGAGACCGAGCGAAGGAATCTATTGGTCTCTTTGGAGGATATGCTAAATATAAAATCCTGCTCACTTAGGAAGAGAAGTGTTGAGATATACAGGAATGCCTTGAAATTTTTCGGTATATGGTGCAAGGATATGGGGTATGATACATTTGAACCTTCTGGATTTACGAAAATACATGCCCTAGAATATGTGGATTATCTCAAGATGAAGCGTAATTTCTCCGGGAAGACTTGCAATAATACGGTCAGCTACTTGAAAACGCTTTTCTTCATGTTGGTAGAGAGAGAGCAGATCGCCACAAACCCGTTCTGTGCCGTAAAGAAATCTAAGGAGGAAAAAGGCAAGAACGTCGCCTTTACCTCTCGTGAGGCAGAGCTGGTCATGGCATATATGCGTGCCCATGACATAAGGCTTTATTATGCCACTCAATTCGTTCGGTACGCTTTTATCCGGAGAACTGAGCTCATGTATCTTAAGGTAGGATGCGTGGATTTGCGGAACCATACGATTACCATACCATCCCACGTCTCTAAAACCGGTACCCAAGATTCCATTACCATACCAAGATCGCTTGAGAGTATTATAATGGAGATGGGCTTAGATAAGGCCAATCCTGATTTTTATATTTTTGGAAAAGATATGGAGACGTGCGCTAAAAGAATATCCCGGGTAGCTTATTTCTCTGATAGGCATAGGGATGTTATTTCTGCGTTAAACCTACGAAAAGAGTTGATTTTCTATGGATGGAAGCATACAGGCTGCGTTGAGCTGTATAATATAGTAAGGGATCCATATGTGGTATGCCGTCAATGTAGACATTCTGATATAAAAATGACTATGCGTTATCTTCGTAGTCTTGGCTTAGGTATTAATGAGGCAGTCCGAGAATGGTAGCAATTACGTAAAATTCGATAAAGTTCCCAAATAGGCCAATAAAACACGCCCGTGTCAGAAAAAACACGGGCGTTATACTCTTAGGGTAGTGGAAAGAAATTTGAGGTTGTCTATATGATTAAGCAATGCGGTTTATTATATATAACCCCGCAGGTTTTTAGTTAATAAAACAAATGCCTGAATATTCTTTGCTGCAATGGAGAAATATCGCTACCTTTGTAAAAGAAAAACAACTTTGCAAATGCTTTCGCAATTTAAACAATATCTTGAAACAAAGGGAATAACCCCTACAGCTGAAATAGAGGAACAGATAACATTTCTTTTAGACGGTTTGTACTATCTATTTGTTTATGAAAAGTCTGACCCCAACTACTTTAGACTCATCATACCCAATATTTTCAAAATTGAGGGAGAACAATTTAAATATGAATCATTAGTAAATGACCTGAACCTACGATTCAAGGTTGCAAAGACATACATTACCACTGACGGTATGGTTTGGATTGCAGTAGACCAATTTATATACTCACGTGAGGGTATAGATTTAATGTTTGAACGCTGCTTGAGATTATTGAAAATTGTGATTGATTATTTTAGAGAACAACAAAGTAAATTAAGCCATGACTAAATCTCCGCATTTTTGGTGGTTAATAAGTGTCTTAAGCTTAACCATCATTGCTCTTATTGCTTTCATTATTACTGATAGAGTTATAATGTAGCGAAAGTTTAATGGAATATGTATCTGTCTGCTCTACGGTATTATCTATAACTCTTTCCATCTTTGCTATTCAATACACATACACATCTAATAATGAAATTCACCAACAATTCGAGAAGATTAACTCTGTAGCAGATAACATAAAGGGGACATCCGAAAATCTTGCAAAAACAAACACACTTTTGAATAATAACCTGAGACAAATTATTGAAAATCTTGAAAATGTGGGGGAATCACAACAAAATATTGCAAAGCAAATAGAAAACCTTACAAATAGGGGGATAACTACTAATGTAAATAATACAAGACCTATCTCACCAACTCAGCAAGGTTAAGTATAATCAAAATAAAGCAAATGCCCGAAAAATCCGTTAGGATAGTCGGGCATTCAACTATAATAAATCAAACAAGACTTTAGGGGTATTGTAGTATACAGTTACCTTTGTCATTTAGTTAAACTCTATACAAATTTAGGGAATATCCTCGATACAATGATTGTCATTCCTTATTTTCTTTCTCTTTCTCCTCCAGTACCTTTTTAAGCTGATATAGGCTCAAAATATCATACTCAAATGTTGGATTTTCCCAGTTCTTCCGGACGGAGTTTGTCTGTACGGATATAAATTTCCGAAGGTCGAAGATATATTGGCACAGGCTTAGCCGGATCTCGTTAAATGTTATCTCGTAGTTATCAAACCACGCAAGCAGTTTTTTTTAGTTCCTCGTTCATGGTTATACAATAAAATTTGTTCCCGTGAATATACCAATAATGCCTATATGACCGGACCTAACTATATACGAATGATTCGTAGATGATAGAAAACAGTATAGAATAGTTGATTTTTTGGTGTCCGATGGGAGATAATGATCAAAGTAACAAACACGAGTCACTTTATTTATCTCTTTTGCGAGAAAAGACAAGATTATGATCGGAGCGATAGTTGGAGCCGCCAGTTCCTTGGCGAGTGGCATTGCCGGGGGAATAAAGGCAAGGAAGGCGGCTAGAAAAGCGAACGCCGTGTTGGATAAACAGGCAAAGGAGAATGGGGATTGGTTTAACCGTAGGTATAACGAGGATTATACCCAAAGTGCGGAGGCGCAAGCCGCCTTGACCAAGGCAAGGGAATTAGCGGATGAGCAGTATCGTAAGGCCTCCGGTACCGCCGCGGTCGTAGGAGCTACTGATGAGTCCGTAGCTCAGGCCAAGAAAGCGGCGGGCGAGGTGATATCCGATACCTCCAGTGGTATAGCCACTAACGCTACAGCACGGAAGGATGCCGTGGAATCCCAATATCTCAACACCAAGAATAATATCAGTAACCAAAGGCTGTCTATCTATAATCAACAGGCGGCAAACGCCACGCAGGCGGCTAATCAAGGGATGCAAGCGGGTATGAACTTGGTAGGGGCTGACATGCAATCTCATCTTGATACTAGCAAGGGATTGTTCGGAAATTTGTGGGGGAACATAAAAAAGAATCTGTGGACATGACGACATTGACGGAAAGATATAATAGGAAAAGGACCCCGGTCGTTCAAAGGCGGGAATTGTCCACTACGCCATTGGTTGAGCCGGAGGTTGCCGGAAGCCAGAACCCTATAGCTCCAACCGTGGATAATACGGATGAGACCGCTCCGCAAGCGAGCGTTGTCGAGCCTCAAATTAATGATTACCAATGGAACCAAAGGTTATATGAGACGCTTTTTCAAAAGCCGATAAGCCAAGAGGAGGAGGAGAGAAGAAAACGGGCCGCTTCCGTAGCTACTGGAATCGGGCATCTAGGCAATGTGTTGTCTTCCTTCTCCAATTTGGCATTCGCGGGAGAGGCACCTTCGCAGAAACTACCTACCGTAGCTGATCCTAAACTACAATCCTATTCTGACAGGTTGGAGGCTATCAGGCAAAGATACGGGGCCGGGTATCTAGCCGCAAGGCAAAACGACACGAATAATTATCAAAGGGCATTGCAGCTTTATAGACAGGATCAGGCGAGAAAAGCCCAAAATGATTTGGCAAAAGCCAAGATCGCGCAAAGTGCCGCTCAATTCGCAATAAAGAATGACAGGGAGGAGCGGAAGATGAAACAGGATGCCGCATATAAAGAGAGAGAGTTGGGTATAAGGCAATCCAATCTCCGTAGTCTTGAACAATATCGTACCGCTAAAGCTAATGGCTCTGGGGCGGATAAGTCTATTGACATCATCGGCAGAAACGGTAAACGTTTCACTTTGTCCGGTAAGGATAAAGATGGGGTTATCGCTTATATGTATAAGAGGATGTTGGAGTATGCGGAGGAAAATAAAGATAAAAACAAGAGCGTATCGGATGTAACGTGGCAGCTTGGTGAAGGTGGAGACCAAAAGACCAAACAAGCCGCTATTGTCATGAGTAATATTCAGAATTTCCCGGAATTATACAATGAGTTTGATAAGGTAATCGGATCGGGAGGTTCTTCTAGTAAGGGCAGACATATCCCTTTAAACGATGAAGGAGGAACAGAAAATACAAACGAAAAATATAGCTGGATTCATGGATTCTAATGTAAAACATTTATATGATGCTATGATTAGCCAAGGATATACGGGACTTGGCGATTTCTCTAATTTTGAGGGTAAGATGAAAGACTCTGGAAAGAGGAGAATGGTTTATGATTATTTGATACAAGATGATTATTTCTCCGAGATAGGCGATTTCTCCAAATTCGAGAGTGCCCTAGGGTATTCGCCCGCAGAGAGGAAAGATTACGTTTCTCAATCAGGCGTCAATCCTGCTCCTATCGCTTTAAGACAAGAGGCTGACGTGCCTATGAAGGATCAATCGGAATACGTTAATCCGTGGACGAACTCACCTGATTACAATTTTGAGTTCTTGCGTAAAAAAGGAAAGATTGAGACCTCAACTCCTCCACCTCCTACGGAGTATGAGAAGGATTCTTCTTTCATGAATACTTGGGCAGGAGACGCTATCCAGAAACTTAACGCAGGAGGAGCCGATCTTGGAGCCGGTATCTTTGGGGTCTTGGATAAGGTGTCCAAAGGACTGGAATCCGCAACTGGAGGATTGATCCCACGTGGCGGGGCATTCAAGGATATCTCAGATAGATTTAAGGCTGATGCGGAGTTTTCCCGGGCAAGGTCAAACAGATACAATGGCAAGGATTTCACCGATCTTTGGAAAGAAGGGAATTATATGGGTGCCATAGGCGATATAGCCTTGCAAGGCGTAGAGTCGCTTCCGATGTCAATCGGGGCCATGGCCGCTACAATGGCCGGAGCTCCAGCGGCCGGACTCGCTGGTATAGGGTCAATAGTGGCTAGCCAGAAATATGATGATCTTGATCAGAATAACCCAAACATGGGAGAGTTCGCAAAGGTATCTAACGCTATTCTTACTGGTACGGCAGAATCCTTGTCTGAGATGCTGGGCGCAGGCGTATCCAAGGCTTGGATGTCAACCTTATTCAAGACGTTAGGAAAGGAAAAGGCGCAAGAGGCTATCAAGCGTGGCATAATGGGCAAGATGCAAGAGTTCTATAAAAAATTCGGTATGTTTTTCGAGCCTGTAAATGAAGGTATCGAAGAGGTATCTTCCACGCTAGCGGAGAATATAACGGATAAGATAACAGGCGCGGATCCGGAAAGGGATTTGACCGATGGTGTATTGCAGAGCTTTGTCTATGGTATGGGAGGCGGCGCTTATTTTACTGGGGCCGGAGCGTTGGCTAAAGGTGCGCAATACGTAGCGGATAAAACAGGAGGCAAACAGGCTCAGCAGCCTATCACCGATTCAAATGTAACAGATCAAGGCGTTGAAACTCCTCCTCTATTAACTAAGTCTAGGTTTGCCGAGGCAGAGGAGCAAGGACGCAATATGACTGATCCGGGCGATATACGGACGGCGAGCAAAAAGATGGAAGAGACAAGGCTTTCCCTATCTGAAATGGTTCCGGGTTTGGTTAGTACGATAGAAAGCTATGTGGATGATGGAGCTAGCGAGGCCCAAGTGATGAGCCTTCTTGATGGGGTTAATGCGGATGCCCGTCCGTTAGCCGAGGATTTCTACGCTGATTATCTCAGGATATCCGGTTTGCAGGATCGTATAGGCGAGGAAATAGACAATGAGGTTGAAACTTACGTTGCCAATAATATTACTCCTTATGTTACCACGAATCCTGATGGTCAGTCTATCGTTACCACGGCTACGCTTAGCGAGGGAAATGTGGAAAGACCTGTGTACGTTAGGAGTATAGAGGGAGATAAGGCCGTTGTTTCCGATAACGGACAGGATCGGATGGTCTCGGTGAAAAGGTTGAGCGATATAGTAGAGCAAGATGCCGGTCATATGAGACGGACCTATGAGGATCAATTATTGGCTACCCGCCAGTCCGAGCTTGACATGACCATGAATCATAATCCTAAGACGCAATTACCAAAGCCGGGGTTGATCGTATGGAACGGGGATAATGCGTTTATCCTTCAAGGACAAGATGAGAACGGTGATTGGATCGCTCAACCTGCGGCTTATGATAGAGAAACCGGGCAGGTGACAGCCAAGAATGGCTCTTCCCCCGCAATGCCTATAACAGAGAATGAGATTCTTGATCTTCAAGATGCCATATATGACGCTCAACAAGTTAATGTGGTGTCGCCAGAGGATGATAATGTAGCAAGTGCTGATGCCGAGATAACCTCTGCACCTCCCGTGGAAGATGCGATCAACCAGCCAACGAGTGAGATTGAGACGGAAGGTGCCATTGATCAGATAGCACAACCTAGCAATGTAGAGAATCCCTCCATGGTCATGCGAGAAGATGGTACGCCAGATTTCGTATCGTCTGGTACGGATATGACCTTGGATTTCCTCCATGATAAATATGGCGATAAGATGCCAAGGAAGATCGAGGTGACGAGAAAGTCTTTCGATGAAAGCCTTAAAAAAGCGTCTGATGCCTTGGAAAAGGCGCAAGAGGCATACGATGACACCCCTATCGGAAAAGAGGATAAGGCCGAGGCCGCATTGATAAAAGCCCGACAAGAATATGAGGCGATCAAGGTCGAGGCTGATTTCTGGGCTAATCTTGATAATCGGTTGAAAGAGGAAAGCGAAAAGGCTACTGCCACTTTAGGTCAAGTTATCGATATCTCGGAAAAAGAGGATACGGAACCTGTCGACATCAAAAACGAAGATGTGGTTACACAAGAAGGCGCATCCGGAGAGGTAAAAGAATCCGGTAGCAATCTGTTCAATTATTTTACTGGAAGCCTTTCTGATTTGATTGAGCAGGCAAAGAAGTCTGCCGGGAAGTTGATCAAGAAAATCGTCGCACCCGTATCTGACCGTCTTAGGAATGACTTGGAGATAAAAGGCGTATCTATCACAAGTGATTATAATCACGTTATAGATAACAACGCTATACGGCATACTCTTAAGCAACATGGTGGTAACAGCGAGATTAAACGTGGGCAAGTCCCTGTTAACGATTCCGATTTTGATAAAATATCAGACATCGTAGAAAACTATGATGATATAAAGGTCGAGGATGGAAAGAGAGGAGATGTGAACATCATTTACTCAAAAACCTTCAATGATGGTACTACAATATTCGTTGAGGAGAAGCGTGATAAGCGTAAGGAATTAGCCGCTGTCACCATGTGGAAAATGAAAAATCCTATTCTCACCGGCGCTAATAGCGATAACGCTACGCCAATTCCGGATTTGAACAGGATTAAAAGACAAGCTGAACGTGAGGGCGGCGAACTCCTCATACTGACCCCAAAAGGGACGGCGGCAAGCCTTTCCACTCTTCCGGACAACTCGTCTTCTACCGACAAAGGTAGTATATCCTCATCTGAAAACCAAGAGAATGAGGCTAAATCTTTTGTCGCCCCGTCCCCAAAGGAGAATGAGAACCCATTGGACTATGCCGAGCGCATAGTGGAGGCTAAGAGATTACATGATGAGGAGCTAAAGGTTGATACCAATCCAACCGAGGCACAGAAAGAGGCCGGCAATTACAAGAAAGGACATATAAAGATAAACGGTTTCGATGTTACCATAGAGCAGCCTGCCGGTTCCGTCCGTTCCGGTAAGGACGCTAGCGGAAAGGAGTGGTCGCAGGTCATGAATAACACTTACGGTTACATTCGAGGTACTGAAAGTGTGGATGGTGATCATATAGACGTATTCCTAGGTCCGGATATGAATAGTGATATGGTATATGTCGTGGATCAGGTGAATACTGATGGCTCATTCGATGAGCATAAGGTTATGATGGGATTCCCTTCATTGGAAGACGCTAGGTCAGCTTACTTCTCAAACTATGAGGACGGTTGGCAAGGGTTAGGTAACATTACCGGGGTAGCGTTGGATGAGTTCAAGAAATGGATTGATTCCTCGACTCGCAAAACAAAGCCCTTCTATGAGTATAAGGGAATTAAACAGGAGGAAAGCGATATTTCTAAAAATAATGATTCTGATAATTATAGCATTGTTCCCTCCCAATATACTACCAAGAAAGGAAAAGTTCTTGATATGCGGTTATTGAAGTTCGGTAATGAATTATCGAAGGAACAGCAACGTGCCGCCAAAGAGCTGGCCAAGGCTGAAAAGGGTTGGTATGACAGGGAACAGCGAGGTTTCATGATGCGTAGCGATGAAAGCGCAAGGCGGTTGGCCGATACCATTCTTGGCGATACCGATGCCGTAAGCGATGCGCAACCTATTTCTCTTGAAGACACACGCAGGGTTGTAGAGCCTCAAAAGGTAAATGTAGAAAACCTTATTGGTGATATCAACGATAAGGGCAAAGCCAAATTGAGCGATCGTACCGTTACCCCTAGCGGTAACCGCCTTGTTACCGATGAACGGTATGCGGAACTCCGTGAGCGCATGCGCAGGAAACTAGGCGGTCAAATGAATATGGGTGTTGATCCTGAGATATTGGCGATAGGTACTGAAATGGCGGTTTATCATATAGAGAAAGGATTGCGTAAGTTCTCTGATTACTCAAAGGCAATGATCGATGATCTAGGTGACGCTATACGACCGTATCTTAAAGCATTCTACAATGGAGCGAGGGATTTGCCGGAAGTAGGAGAGAACGGATGGGATAAGGATATGACCACTTATGAGGATGTCCGTTCGTTTGATGTAGCTAATTTTGACAAGCCTGTCCCGGATATAATGGATGCCGCCGAGACCGTGGTTAGAGAGACTGAGATTGCCGGACAAGCGATTGCCGCGAAGAAAAAAATAAAAAATAGCCGGAAAAAGCAAACGGACAACAAGGACAAACCATTACCTTTGTATGGTAACGATTTATTCACTCCTAATAATATTAAAGACAATGAGCAAGGAAATTCAAGAGCGGATCAAGGCGTGGGAAGAAAAGCACGGGAAGAGGATCGAGGATCTGAACGCGGAGGAGACCGTGGAGGCGTGCATGGAAGTGATGTGCTTGACACGGAGCGAGGCCGAGGAATACCTATCAGCGACAGCGACAAGCGGCCTGTTGTAAGGAATCAAAACAATTTCAGCTTCCCGGAGAAAGGTATTGAGCTTCCTTCCGGTGATATATCCAAGCTAAAAGCCAATATTGAGGCGATAGAAACGCTGAAAGACGTAGAGGACGGCCAAGGAAAACCTACCCCGGAACAACAAGCCAAGATGTCAAGGTACGTTGGATGGGGAGGTTTGGCCGAAGCCTTGAACGAAGGCAAATACAACGTGCGTGACAACAATTGGACTAAGGACCGAAATTGGAATGATAAGTATCTACGTTATTACGAGAAACTAAAATCCTTATTAAGTAAAGAAGAGTTCGACAGTGCCGTCCGTTCCACGACAACCTCTCATTATACCCCGTCCGAGGTCGTGGAAAGCTTATGGGGAATAACGGAGAAACTTGGATTCAAGGGTGGCAATATCAGTGAACCCGCTATGGGTATAGGTAACATAATCGGTATGATGCCTAGGTCTATATCTGAAAACTCAAGTATAAGCGGGTTCGAGATAGATAGTTTGTCCGGTCGTATGGCAAAGGCCTTATATCCTGACGCTAATATAAAGGTGCAGGGATATGAGAAAGCGTTTTTTCCAAACTCGAAAGACTTAGTTATCACCAACGTCCCATTCGGGAAAAATGCTCCATATGACAAGGTTTTAGATAAGCAATTCAGGAAAAAACTTGGTTCCTCTTATAATCTCCATAATTATTTTATCCTAAAGGGGCTTCTGGAATTGAAAGAAGGTGGTCTCGGCGTATTCGTCACGTCCTCGGCTACGATGGATGGGGCCGATAGTAAGTTCCGTGAGTACGTGAGTGGAAACGGTTATGATCTGGTCGGAGCTATCCGATTGCCTAATGACGCTTTCCAGAAAGGGGCCGGCACGAGTGTCACGGCTGACATCGTTATATTCCGTAAAAGAAAGTATGGGGAACCTTCGAATGGGATAGGGTTCACTACTACAACGCAAATAGGTGAAGGAACTTATATGGAGGACGGGGATAAAAGGAGCAAGCCTATCATGGTGAACGAGTATTTCTCCAATCATCCCGATATGATGTTAGGTGATATGATGACCGCTTACGACGCTGGTAGCGGAGGCCTATATAGTGGAGCGTCCCAAACATTGAAAGCCAAACCCGGGGCCGATTTAAGCAAGGAGCTATTTAACGCTATTGATAACTTACCAAAGAATATCCTATCAGGTGTTGTAGAGACTAAAGAGCCGGAGGTTGCGGGTGACTCCACTTTGAAAAATGGTACTATTACCGTCCAGAATGGCAATGTCTTTGTTTTAGATGGGGACTCGTTAAAACCGATTAAGGCAAATCCTACGTTCGTTCATAATGGTAAGACCCGGAAAATAGCGGATGCGGTAAATGATTACAATGATATAAAGAAAAATCTATACGATCTTATCCATGATGAGCAAACAAAGGGTGTAGACCCCGAGCCCGCTAGGAAAAGGCTAAACAAAGTATATGATGCTTTCGTGTACAAATATGGGACACTTAACAGGAACAAGGCTTTGGACGATATTTTCGCCGAGGATGTTGAGCATGGATTACCCTTCTCTTTGGAGACCGTTAGAAGGGTACCTTCCACGACCGGAAAATCTATGGTATGGGAAGTCTCGAAAGCGGATGGTATCTTGAATAAGCGTGTAAGTTATCCATTCGAGCTACCGACAAAAGCGGATAATGTCTTGGATGCCGTCAATATAAGCAAGTCATATAAAGGTAATATTGATATACCTTATATCTCGAAGATAACGGGTATGGATGAGGTGAACGTGACAAACGAGATACTAGAGAAGGGAATCGCTTATAGGGATCCTGTTACCGGCAATATAATAGATAAGAGCGAATATCTCTCTGGAAACGTAAAAGATAAGTTGGTCGAGGCTAGGGCGGCTTTGGAAGATCATCCGGAGTTTCAAAAAAACGTGGATGACTTGGAAGCCGTACAGCCAGAACGTATACCCTATGGTGAGATAAGTTATCGACTGGGGACTACATGGATCCCGTCTGAGTTTATAAATAATTTCGCTGATAATGTACTGGGTATATCTTACGCTAACGCTAATTTTATCCCGGAGATCGGTGAGTATATTCTTGATAAGAGGGCGTTCATAACCGATTACGCTAAAGCCGGTCAATTCAAGACTGAGAGAATGGACGCTATAGACGTGTTCAAGGCCGCTCTTAACCAACGTAAACCCAAGGTTTATGACGAGATTAAATATTATGAGGACGGTAAGCAGAAAACGAGAAGGGTCGTAAACGAGCAGGAGACACAGGCCGTTGCCGAGAAAATATCCGACATGTCCGATAAGTTCGTGGAGTATATTGATTCTAAAACGATGTTCCATGGTCGTATTGAGGACGTGTATAATGATAAATATAACAACTATGTAATAAAAAAGTATGACAAACCGGTTTTTGAGCATTATCCTAACGCTAATAAGAATATAACACTCAGGGATCACCAGAGCAAGGCGGTGCAACGTTGTCTATCCGAGAGCACGTTACTCGCTCACCAAGTCGGTACGGGAAAGACCTTTACCATGATTACGTCCGCTATGGAAATGAGACGGCTAGGTATAGCGAAGAAACCCATGATCGTTGTCCAAAACGCTACCCTAGAGGATTTCGTCCGTGACTTTTATAAACTGTATCCTTCCGCTAAGATTCTATCTCCGACAAAGGAGGAGCGTAACGCCGATAATAGGACAAGGCTGTTCAATCTTATAGCTACCGGAGATTTTGACGCTATCGTTGTCCCACAGTCATTCATGGCGTTTATCCCGGATAGCGAGGAAAGGAAAAAGGCATATATCCAAAAGCGTATAGATGATTTTGAGGAGGCTGTCGATCGCATAGAAGACAAGGCTTTACAGGAGAGATTGAAAAGGGAGGCCAAAAGTATGCGTGATTCTCTGGAAGGTATAAAGAAAGGGAAAAACGTAAAGGGCAAGGCAAAGACTGCGGAGACTATCACGGCCAAGACGGAGCGTATTCTTGACAGGCGGACTGATAACGTCATGACGTTTGAGCAAATGGGTGTTGACGCTTTGTTCATTGACGAGGCGCATAATTATAAGAAGATCGGGTTTCCAAGCAAGATGTCGAACGTTAAAGGTATCGATACGAGCGCGTCACAAAGAGCTAATAGTATGTTGCTAAAAGCCCAATGGATATCTGAGAATAATGGTGGTCGAAACGTGGTTCTGGCAACCGGTACCCCTATCACTAATACAATGGCAGAGGTCTGGACTATGATGAATTTCGTGGCACCCGATATCCTAGACGCATATAATATCAATAGCTTTGACGAGTTCGCTACCACTTTTGGAACGGTTGAGCCGTCATTGGAGTTTACCGCTACCGGTAACTTTAAGATAGCCGAGAGGTTCAAGAGCTATACGAATGTCCCGGAGCTTATAAAGGCGTTCAGGAGCCATACGGACGTTGTCTTGACAGAGGATGTCAAGGAGTTCAAGGAAGACAAGAATATCCCTAAGTTGAAAGACAATAAGATGACCAATGTCATTGTCGAGAAGAACGAGGACTTGGAGGATGTCATGCAAACCCTTATCAAGGAATTAGAGGATTATAACAAATTGACAGGAAAAGAGAAGAAGGATAAGAGCGCACTACCCTTGGTCGTGTTCAGCAAGGCTAAACAGGCTGCGATTGACCTTCGCTTGCTTAATCCTACTATACAGTTATTGTTATTATACCCAAGCTTATACATGGCAGGGATCTCAATGCCCGCTTTCCATAGCATACCCATTGCGTCCTGTTTTGTGATCTGTCGTTCTATAAGCGGAAATAGCGGTTTTGTTTCCGGATATTGCTGCTTTAGACGGATCGCCCGGTTTATCTCCTTAGGATCAAAATCGAATCCCCATACTTGACCATCCCAACAACCAAGTTCTTTCTCGAGCTTATACCGGACTTCCTTTTTTAACTTCAATGTACAGGCCGCACCCGTAGGACCATTAATATATCCCTTCCGAAGCACATCTGCCACACCGCTATACTTATCGCTTCGTATAGTGTGGATTGGTCGACCGTACCACTCCTCACAATCAGCGAGGAAGCGAGTATTATCGGGATGCCCGGATCCGGTATCTATATAGTAGACCTGTACATCATTGTGCAAGCTCAATGCTATCCTACAAGCGACTGAGGATGTAACTCCGCAAGAAAACCATGCTATTATCATAAATTTTGTATATTTGCAATCAATTTAAACACATATAAAATATGTACACAAATTCTATCGAGTTAATATTTAGAAGTTTAGCAAATGCCTTTAAGGGTATTTATGGGTTGCTTAATATTCCAAAATACGGAGCTAATAGCCGTAATTCACACATAAATAAATCAACCGGGAAGCCAAAGATCCCATTTTCGAGAATAGGAGCTAATAATGAGGCCGTTGAGCGCACATTACAAACAGGAGAAGTCCATAACCCCTACCAATGCCGCAATTGTGGTGAATATCACATTGGACATGGGGCTAATAAAGCACCTGCTGCTATTCTTTTTTTATCATTATTAACTATCTTGATTCTATCAATTATAAATCTTTGGAAAGATAAAAATTAATTCATTTCTTATTCAAGAGACCTCTCTTGATGAGCTACTCGATAGCGTCAACCACATTGTCCATCAGGTTCTCTTTGTCGAAGGATTTTGCGCAATTGTAAGTATTGTCACCTTCCCCGTCCTCGATCCAGTCCGATGCGTACATTAACTCAACGAAATTTCCGGATAGGTAATAAACCATCCCGTCAATATCATCTTGGTATGATTTAGGCATCATGTCTATCAGCTTGGATAGAGACCAAGCCGGGAATGCCATATCTTGACCCACGTGCCCTTCAATCCTTCTATATTCAAATGCGACCGGACATTCGAACTCGTCAAGATACATGTCCGCCGTCTTCGGGTTCACCCCGGCCTCTAATAGGCGTGATGATTGTTTTTTATTCGTGCAAATTTGATTCATATTTATCCCTCCTGAATAATTACACATTCTATCTCTTCGTCCCATGTGACATCCACCGGATCGTACTCATACTCTCCATCGGACGTGCGGATCATTACCTCCGCTTCCGGGTCTTGCTCTTGGAGTAGAGCAATCAATTCTTTATTTCTCATTGTTTACCTCCTTTTTATCCATATCCTTCAAATCAATCAAGAAAGCAGCGATAGAGGATGCGTAATAGAGAGCCTTTTCTCTATCTTCTTTCGTACGAAACAGATTGTCCTTGGTCGTATCTCTCCAGAGAGAGAGCTGACCTTCCCATTTGTCGATTAGTTGCTGGTATGTCATTCCTTGCCTCCTTCCTTCAATTTAGCTATGAGTTCATCCGCTAATTCTACAGACCATCCCACTACTTTTGGATAAAGTATCCCACACTCCGTACGGCCTTGATAATGTTGCAATTTCACAAACTCGATAGAATAGCGCTTTGCCAAATCATATCTGCGTTGTTCCCAATCAACGGCTTTATCCTCCGTCTTATCTATAACCTCTAGATCCTCTAGAGCGTTGAGTTCCTGTATGAGATCAAGCCCCTCGGAATCCACATAGCGCACCCAATCCTTTTCAGGACAGGCTTCGGAAGATTTGAAGGCGATAACATCAACGATCTCCCCAGTCTTTCTTATTTTCGCTTTCATATCAAAACAATGTTTTCTCAATCTCGTAATTGTAAACCAAAACCTCCGTACTCTCCCTTATCCGAGAGTGAACGGCCGTATGAGTGGTGACTTTTACTTCCTTATGGTTCCATTTGTTTTCATTGACAAAGGAGCGTAAGGTGTCAGTCCAGTAATTGCTGAGTATGAATTTGCCATTGATCCTAGACAAAAGATCTAGCAGATCCGCAAGGTCATTCTCCCCATAACCATAATAATGACCTTGAACCGCCCCGGGATAAGGAGGATCAAGGTAAAATAACGTATCAACGCTATCCCTGTTCTTGATAACTTTCAACGCGTCCCTACAGGAAATCTGCACCTCTGATAGGCGATCGTACAATTTATCGTTGAACTCCTCACGCTTATTCCTGAAAACCTTCCCGAAGTGTGTCCCGGCGGTACCGTTACAGAATTTCCATCCTCCATACAAGTCACTAGAATGGCACTCATTTGCCATGATCCATACGGCCCAAGCCTTGTCTACATCCGAGACATCAGATCGTCCTCGATAAATGTTCCTAGCCCTAATGTAGTCAGACTCGGAATGTAGCGATAACCGGATTCTCTCACGTAGCTCCTTAAATTTGGAAGATTGGCAGACCTTGAAAAAGTTTATCAACAAGTCGTTCTTGTCATTGATCACTTCTATCCCTGCTTTAGGCTTCGCAAAAAATACCGCTCCTCCTCCAAAGAATGGCTCGCAATATATCTTATGCCTAGGCATCATTGATACAATGCGTTCGGACAAGTTTTGCTTGCCTCCATAATATGTGATTGGTGTTCTCATGCCACTAATGATTTTAATTCGATTAACTTTCTTGCCAAAGCCTCACATAAAGCTTTAGCCATGCCGACTTCGACGGCGTTTCCGATATATTTCTTTTGCTCCGCTTGCGTACCGATCAACTTGTAGTTCTCCGGGAATCCCATGATCCGTTTCAACTCGGGAATCTTGAGCATTCGCATCATGATATCCACTATCTGATACATGGCCATGAACTCCTTTATCTTGACTATGATCGGGATATCTGTTTCGTAAATCTCAATATAAATATTACCGGCATCATCCATCTTTACAAAGTCCGGCACAGCATCAAGATTGGATACAGTCTTGGGACTAACCAAGTGAGGTGGTCGCTTGTCCATTCGGGCAATCAATGTAAAACAAGGGTTATCGATCGAACTTCCCGAAGATGCAAATTGTGGATTCATCAGGTAGTGCCATTTCCGATTAGCTGTTATTACAGGAGCTGGCTCATTGACTTCGCTACCGACATTGTTGAAATTGGTATTCATCACCCATGGACGACAGCTCACCAGATTATATTTGGGATTGGCTGTTATTGCTCCAAGTGGACGGTCTGTACCAACTGGCTTACTTTGTCCGAACTGCTGGTCCATAAACTGGCAGGAGACAAGCCGCTGTTTAGGGTTCGCCAATATAGCCGGAGCGGGATGGTTGATATCGGAATGCTGACCACCGCCGGAATAGTAGTTCATGATGAACGGAGTTACAAGCGATAACCGGTCTTTCGTTAGTAATGTCGGGCATGGGGCATGAATATCCTTGCCAGCGTCCTTGAAATTGTACGAGCAAAGGAACCTCGTGCTTACCAGCGAATGATTATCCTTGCACTTGATCGTATGCGCCGGCCCCGTGATAGGGATATTCTTACTGTCCGGGTGTCCACTATAGTACTTTGATAGAAATCGGCAGCCAACCTTAGCGAATCTGTTGTTTGTAGTGAGTACACCACAAGGCTCATCTAATGACTTGCATGTATCTTTAGGTCTAACAGTGTTATATCTTGAGAGAAATGCATCTTTACCTCCTCCAACAAAACGCACAAGTCCGGCATAGACCCGCTCGAACGTTTTCGGGGAAAGAGGCTTTTTCCGTGTGAATATACTCGTCCCCTCGTCTTCTAGGTCTAGAACGTCTTTAACAGGTTTCCACTTTTGTAGATGGCCGAATAAGGTTTGTTCACCATCTTTGCAATGCGTAGGCTCCGGCCAGACAATCGGCATATCCTTTTTAGCGAACTGTCCAAAGAAACGTTTTCGAGAAGTGTAAGCACCAAAGTCGGCAGCGTTCAATATCCGGTGGTCGAAATCATAGACTTTATCTAATAGGTTTCCCCTTCGGAAAGTATCAAATAACTCATCGTGTCTTTCTTGCTGATACCCACGACATGGCAAATATCCATATTGTACCCGTTCTATCCAACGTAAATACAACCGGCCTTTGTCTTTCGATATCGGTTTCCCATTTTCATCCAAGTCTCCCCAGCACATAAATTCTTCCACATTCTCAATCTGTATCAAGTCAGGATTGATCTCTTCGATGTACCGGAAAAGATGATCGGCTAATGTCCGGCTATCCGGATCTCTCGCCTGTCCTCCCTTTGCTTTGGAGAAGTTAGTACATTCCAATGAGGCCCATAGCACAAACCTCGCATTGGGATTCCGGAACTTGATCTTCTTGATCAGATTAACGATCGGTGCCAAATCAAGCGTACGCATATCCTCCGTGAAATGGAGGGCGTAAGGATGGTTAGCCATATGGCTGGCGATAGCGTTCTTATCGTGGTTGACGCAGGCTATAACCTTCGCAATAGAACCACCTCCTATATTCGCCTGTTCCACGCCGGTGGACGTTCCACCTGCCCCACAAAACAGGTCAATATAGTAAAGATCCACGTTATCCTTCTTATGCAATTCCGCAAGGTGATGCAAGAGAATGATCGTCTTGAATAATGCTTCAGTATGATTCATTGTTTTATCTTTTATCAATTTGTTCAAACAGGCAAAAGTCTAAAAGCTGTTTGTCCCAGTTTATCCCATTGCCAGAATATGTCTTCTTGATTATAGTCTTATACTCATCGGCCTTTAATCCGGAATCCAAGCACGATATGTAGTCATTTACCTTGTCTATCGTGAAACTGTTTACCTTGATAATCTTGGCCTTACCTCGTGGTTGCTGCTTGACCGAAACCGTGAGGACATTCCCCACGCAATACTTGATTGGATCGTGCAACCTCAATGCGGTGAAATACGTGCCGTTCAACTTGTTATTCGAGTTAACGGCGAAATCTATGTTCTGATCCATGATTCTTATGTGTTTTCCGGTCTGTTGCTTGCAAGCGAAGCAATAGACCGCTACGTTACTAGTCTTCCTGTATAAGGTCATCACCTGATAGGGATGGCCGCAAGGACAGATATAGGCGTATCTGCCCGGATAGAGAGTTACGGTCTTAATCATTGTTTTTTAATCTGGAGATCAAAAATCTTCCGGGATGATCGATCTTGTATTTCCCCTCCCGGCTATCCCGTATCCTTTGCAATAGTTTCCACACGGGATTTCCTATCTCTCCATAGTTCGATAACTCGCAAATAGTATTGAACTCATCAGGAGAGAGCTTGAAATTGGTGAGTTCCCGTGTCAAAGCCTCATAATTCCTTTTCACGCCGTCCGAAGGCGGCGGGTCATTCCTAGAAAGATTAAAAAAACTTCCTCCTCCGCTTCCCCCCGTGGGGGATAGAGGGGGTATTTCTTTTCTATTCTTTTCTTTATTATTCTTTTCTTTGTCGGAAACTTTCGGAAGTTTTGCTATTTCTTCTGGAAGTTTTGGCATTTCTTCCGGAATAAGACATATATCTTTCGGAATATCAAAGTTTGTTCGCTTGGCAATCTTGTTCATTTCAATGTATCTTATCTGAATCGCCCGTGAAGTAATTACTCTCCCGCTTGTGAACAGTCCCTTATCAAAGAGCCCGATTGCACAGCAGTATTTCACTATCTCTTCCACTTGGCTCTCTTTCAGATCCCAGTATTCGGATACGTCAAAGGCGGTACTCTCGTCCCATTCCATGTAGCAACCTTTTACTCGGTAGATCTCATTGAGGATATATGAATAAACAGCGTAGCCATTACATTTCAATTCCTTTTTCAATCGCTTAATCCGGATATCTTGGAACCTGTCTGTATCTGCCCGATAGAAGGAGAATCCGGTTTTTGCCATACTACTCTTTTATTAAAAATCAAAATCCGGAGACTCGCCGCCCTGTAATGACTTTAGTTTCTGGTCTACAAGGTGGTTTACATCCCATATGTTTACAGGTTGTATTTGCAGGTTCTCCGCCATTTGCCTTGCCACTTCCTCGGAGACAGGATTTATAGCGTATATGGCCCCCGATGATAGAAACCGGGTGAAACCGGGCTGGTTACTCGTATCCGGAACGTCTACCCGAAGCATATTGGTACCGGCCACGTTCTGTTCCGTACATCTTCCCGCTATCCTTGAATGGCCGAATAACTCGACCACGCACCATAAATCAAATTTCTCTTGTTCCATATTATCTTCTCTTTTTAAAAGTGTTACAAAATCTAGTGGAGTTAGCTACCCGTCCAGCATCATGTATGATGCACCAAACGCATAGTCCCTTGTGAGGCTTGCCGTGCACGCAATCGCCACATTTCACCTTTTCTTGCTCGTCTCTCTTCTTCGCCATATCACCAAGTCTTTATTTTTATTGGTAGATCGGCGTACCACCAAGCCAGAATCGTAGCGTCACGTTGGTCTTGGTTCGTTCTCTTAGGCAAGGGACCGACTATGTAGGAGAGTTCCTCATGGGTTATCTTGCCCTCGTCCCCTTTCCAATGCTTGGTCAAAGGCTTTACCTCTTCGCAGGGAATCCCTATGTGCTCGCACATCTGGAGAAGCAATATCCCGGTTTGCTGGTTACGACCTACATACTTGGCTATCCTCTCGCCGGATTTACCCCTCGATTTATGGAAGTTGCTTTTTTCGTTAAGCCATCCGGCCTCGACAATGACCACTATGTCTACCCCCTTGTACCTCTCTCTCGCCTCCTTGATAAAGTCAATCAAGGAAGGGAAGGGGAGGCTCTTTAAAATTATCTGCCTCGTGGAAGGAGACAGTACGCATACGCCGGATTTATCTATGTCCGGATCAACGGCTATCACTAAATCATGTTTTTTCTTTCCCACGGATTCCTCCTTTCTTTATCGTTTATTAGTAAGAATATAGCCAAGATCACTGCTATAAGTCCGAGTATTGCGGTGATAAGGTACATGGCCATTGTCAAGTGATCTAAATTCTGTATTGTTTCCATAATTATATGTTTGTTATTCGTGGACGGTGCCGGGATCGAACCGGCCTCTTTACGTCATGCGCACTCCGTAACGTTTCATCCCGGAATACTTACCGCCCGAAATCCCCGCATATCCTCACGGACGGCAGGGATAATCATTCTAACCCAAATCTAATACCATGAAAAACACGAATCATTTGTAAGCCAAAGAGAACTCCTTGGGAATAAATCTTCCTATGGATATTGGTTTAGCGACTTCAATCATCGTGTGAATTTCTTTCCTCTCGAAAGGATTACCCTTTTCTTTGGCTTCTTGCTCGTGTTCATCCTGCTTCTTTTTCAGATAAGAAGTAATCAACATCATTGCCCGGTCAACATTATAAGTGTGGACAACAAATGTCGCTGAACGTTCATCCTCGTCAAATAGAATTTTTGTTTCTATCTGGTAAAACTTCCGATCACTATTCTTTGGTTCTTCCTCTTCATCAACGTCCGGCTTGTCATCAGGATCATTATCGGGAAAATCCAAAGGTAAGGTATCGATCTTCTTTTCTTTTAATGTGTCAGTAAGGATTACACAGGAATCAAACTCTTTAACCATGTTAATAATGAAGCCTGCCGTAAAGTTCAGTTCAATATAATCCTTTAAGAGAAGAAGTGCAGAATCTACTCTGGTTGCATAAAACAGGAATTTACACTTTTTGCTATCAATAGTGGCCTGAGCGATATAAGGCTGTAAGTAGTCATTTACCAGCTCAACAGCCAAACGTTTCTGATTACTGACCTCAATGTCGCCTTTGATATCCCCCGCATCATAGCAAAACCGGATCTTCGCCAATACATCTTGATCTATCAGTGTTCCCCTCTGAAACAACACCTCGTTTCGTTCGATAGTGACTGCCTCTTGGGTATCCTCGTCAATAAAGTCCTCTTTCCATGTCTTACATACATGTCGTGTAAGATATTTATTCAACATTCTCCTTGGATCCGAAGTCTGATACCTGATCTCATTTTTTTTAGTCTCTATACTCATATGCATTAATATTTAATGTTATATTTTCTCCTTTCAAATTGTGGGACATACCCCTTACAAGGGGTGTTCCCGTCAAGTAAGGCCGATTCCGTCCTTACAGTTTCCCCATCTTTTTTAGACGGGTCTTTCCAATGCTTTTGCCGTTGATGACAGAGGCAATGCCTTTTAGAGCAAGCCTCATTGAGGCATAATATCAGTTCTTTCATTATTCTTGTATTGTGGGTCTGGTATCTCGATACCTAGATATTCAAGCGACCATTCCCTGATTACCTGTAAATATGTGGCGAAAGTCTTCCTGTCCATTTCCTTGGTGGAGTCGGGGATGTCTATGATCTCTCCGGAATGGTAATTCACGTATCTATCAGAAAACGTCCTCTTGCAAAACTCGTGGACTTCTTGGGTAGTCGTATAAGTGTAGCCTATATCCTTGAGTCCCTCGAGCAGGAGAGGGTAGACCACTCCCCACAGATACCTGTTTTGCTCGCCGGACCTTAGAGCTCCGACAGGATATATCGTCACTTGGTAAGTACCGGGTGGATATCCGGCCAGCTCACAAAGGAACTCCGTCAAATCCGTGTCCGTCCCAGTCTTCTCTATCTTGACCATGGCCGTGTAAGGTTTATGTCCAAGCCCGGTGTCGCCACGAAAGTCGGTCGTTGGGTAGCCTCGCTTACTTTCTCCTTGAATAAGACCTCATCACTATTGTCATCGGACAAATGGAGCAGGATTATGTTGTCAACCCCCGAGAGGTCGTTGGCCTCCAAGGTTGTCACGCATGTTCCTAGTTCCATATGGGATAGCAATGTCCGGTCTCGTCTGGACTTGTTTATCCTCCCTTCCGCTACGTTCCTGTCTAGGATAGACCTGTCGTAATTGCACTCGATCATGACGTGCCTGAGATTCGGGAACCGATAATAGAGCATGTACGTGTCCGTGGCGAACAGGATAGGCCCCGTATCCGGATGGTCTATGAGAAAACCCAGAGGCTCATTGGCGTCATGGGCTATCTTGAAAGGGACTATGGAGAAGGCCCCGGCCATTACGGTAACGCCTTCCTCGATCATCAATGGCAGGCGCTTGCTCGTAAAAGATAACGAGCTTATCGTGCCGGATGACGCCAAACAATCTACCCCGTAATCAAGGAACTCGTTCATCCTTCCGGCGTGATCGCCGTGCTCATGCGATATCACGCATCCAACGACCTTCTCCAGATCGAAGAACGGGAGGCCGTTGATGTTCTTGAAAGGTACGCCGCATTCCAGTATCAGAATCTCCCTCTCATCATATAATAGGTAGCAGTTCCCCGAGGAGGAACTGCCCGCTACGTATAGTCTCATCTTCTCATCCAGTTTGGCTTGCCTTGGGAGGCGTTATTAAATGCTTGCGTTTTGGAAGGTTCGGGGTTACCGGGATTTGGTCTGGGATCTTGACTCGCCGTAGTCGGATCGCTTTTTTTTGCCCTAAATTCCTCCTTGTTCGCCGAGTTGTTCAAATCCTCCTTTAATTTCTCGTCATTCGTGACATCCGCATAAGGGATGTCGACCACGCTCACGTCCGGGTCCGCATCTCCCAGATCGCATCCGGTGATATACTCATATAGGGTTTTCTTGGCTTTCCTCTCGGCCTTCCCCCGTAATTGGTCGTGCGAGCTGTAGCTGTCCTTCTTGACCGTGGCCGTGATGGAGAACGAGTTTTTATCCCCGTTATGCTCATAGGATATCTTGCACGGGATCTCGGCGAAACCGGGTGTCTGCCCCTTGTCGTAGGACGTGTCTATGAAATATTTAACCCCGAGTTTCCTTAATAGCGCCGTATACCCCTCTTTTGTCGGATACATTCGATCCGCGATGATGTTCATCTGATTCCCGGTTGGTAGCAGCCCTATGGATATCCCGTCTATGATGGCGTCTCTTACGACATCCCGGGAATATAAAGGTTTTACCTCTCCCCGGGAGTTTGGTTTACCTGTACGATCTGTCAAGAAACCCACCTTGGTGTTCATCAAAGGCATGAATACCTTGTCCATCACCTCGTCCGTCATGGCCTCCCGTAGTAGGCCGATCACGTTCACCGCCGTGAAGGCCGCCGTAAAATTGTTCACTAACTGAAGCGTGGACGCTTCCTTGCAAGCCATTTCGAATTTTGACTTGGCATAGTCTAATACTGCTAATTCTTCCATGATTATTGATTTTTAATCGTTAATTCTTGATGCTCCGGTGATACAATTAATGATACGACTTGCGTATCCGCATCTATAAGTTCCGTGACGGACTCCCGGTTATCTAGGAATACCGGGGCGTAAACGTCATAGATACGAGAGAATGCCAAGGCTATGTCCAATCCCGCGTTTACCTTGGTGGCGGTGTTCTGCACGCCGAAGGGAACGCCATTTATATAGCACTCGCAACATTCCTTCTCGCCGCCGTTTATTTGCTGCTCGTACATCTTCCACTTGACCATGCGGAATAAGGAGTTGATCCTTTCCTCCATCATGTCCATCTTCTTATGTATGAACCTGTCCGCTATCATTTCCGTTTTCTCGTACCGGGCCAAGGATACGGCCAGATCCTTTTGCCTCGTCTCCAGCTCATCCACACGGGCCTTGGCCTTGTCGGAGTGTATCTTTCCGGAAAGCTCACCCTTTATTTCCTCTATCTTTTTCCTGATCTTGGATATCTGGTCTTTAACGGGAGACAGGTCATTGGATGTCACCACCGATCCGGATAATAGGTCTATATCCTCTTTTTTCTGGTCTATATCCTTGATGACATCCTTATGCTCCTCGTCTTCCGTATAGGCTGATACGAAGTGCTTGATGACTCTCCTGTCAAGAATATCAAGATTGGAGGATAGTTCCGTGCGTCTGGCATTAAGGGCGGTTATCTTGTTCTCGTACTCCGATATCATTTGGTCATATGACCTTAGATGGGCATCGTTTTCCTCTCCTTTCTTGTTTATATCCTCCAAAAGGTGGGCCTTGCGGTCATGCAGGAATTTCTCCGTGAACTCCTGTCCGCATGTCGGGCATATGCGATTATCGCCTTCCACCTTACCGGAAAGGACCGCCTCGTATTGCGCTCCCAATTTGCTCAATATGTCGGATACCCTTTCCTTGGCCTTGGTATTGTCCGTTATACCCTTTTCCAGTCGATTGATCTCGTCCTCTATGCCGGCTATCTCTCTCCTCGTCCTCTCTTTTTCGGATTCGATATCGTTGGACTCCTTTTGATAGGAGGCCTTATATCGGTTCTCGATATCCATCTTTCTTCTTTCCAAGGAAGCGATCTCATTATATAAGGCTTGTATCTTGGAGTTGACATCCTTGTTCTCCTCTTGCACCCGTAGGTTCTCGTCCGCTATCCTCCTCTCCAGCTCCTCGATCATGGTTTCCCGATCCTTGATTATGCCTTCCAAGGAGATCCAGTCCTTATCGATAATGCCTTGTCTGGCCTCGTCTATCCGGGCGGGGATCTCGTCCAGCTCTTTCTTGATCGGCTTCTTCTTGGCGGCGATCTCTTTCCTGTACTCATCCATCGTCTTGCCGGTACAATAGGATAGGAGCCTCTTGAAATCCTCGTTGTCCCCGATAATCTCTTCCTCGCTCGGCTCCCCGGCTGCTTGGATAAGAAGGTTCCTCTTGTCTTGCCATTTCAAGGTGTTGAAATAGGAGGAGGAAGTGATAAGCTTGAACCTGTCCTCGTCTAGGATGGAGTTTATCTTGGTCTTGAAGTTCGTGGCGTTACATGCCACTCCGTTGATGGAATACTCGGTGACGTTGCCAGAGAACTCGGCCTCTTCCGATCCTTTTTTCTTTGTCCACTTCTCCGAGTAGATACGTTCGAGCGTTAATTCTTGCCCGTCAAGATCGAACATTCCTCGCACGGAAACCTTTGAGTTTCTCATGTCTTGATCCCGGGGCTTGATCTCGTAGTCTTGCCGTCCTTGCGTGTCCTTGCCGAATAAAAGCCAAAGGAAAGCGTCGTTAACCCTAGTCTTACCAATTCCGTTCATTCCCAATATAAGCGTGTTTGCCGAGAACGAAATGCTGATTGTTAATCCCCTGAAATTGACAAGGGATAATTCTTTGATTGTAAGTCTCATGTGATATATTTTTGTTTATACAATATTTCCTTGGTATTCATTTATCAGAATCATAAGTCATTATTACGATTTGATTTATCACAACAAATATTGATACTATGCCAAATATCAGTAAATGGATATGAGAAGGTTTTTCATTCCATTCGAAAATTGCGACTATTGATATCAGCCCTAGTACGGTAGCTGCGAGCATCCTTAATGAGAAGATGGTAATGCTCTTTATGGCCCGGAATATCTTCCAGAACCATGCTTGGTTTCTCTTTATCATATATATTGTTGTTTTTAAAATTCGGAAGAAAGGCCTCATATCCTCACGGACGGAGACCTGCGTTGCACTTTAGTGAAATAATTGATTGAATAGCATCCGCTAGGGATGAAGCGTGCTCCCTGCCGGGCTTGAACCGGCGACCCTAACATTATGAGTGTTGCGCTCTAACCAACTGAGCTAAGGGAGCGTTTGCCGGGGAATCCCACCCCGGCGAGTTCTTAATCATCTAAAAATTCTTTCTGCCTGCCTCACGGCGGTATATTAAGGTCTTGGTTGAGAAGTGTATAATAATTAGCAATGTGATTTAATTGTGGTAGCCGGGGGAACTCGCACCCCCACAACCTCCAACGGTTTCGAACCCGAATCATAGACGGGTGGGGGAGTATTAATCACTAACGTAAATCCGTAGTTCTCGGATTGACCGTCTTTCCGATCTGTCGTCATCTTATGATTGTCTGTCCAATCTGTCATACTTTTGGGCGTATTAACCTCCTGCTATATCTTAGATACGACTCGTAGGAAAAGTCGTATTATTTAGTACGATACGGTCTTCTTTACCAACCACCGCAAGGATACCCGAATGGGATCGTACTTATTATATATACATTATCAATTATATGTATAAATCCAATACCGGAACCGATTAAACTACATCGGGAGCAAGGACTATCGTCCTTTCCTGTATTTTCACCTTACGCTTATCCCGTTTATATCTCGTATACCTTTTGATAGCCATAAGGATTTTTCTCACTAAGTCAAAGAACTCTTTTTTTTAGTAACCCTTCCGGCACTCAAACCCGGGACCTGCGGTTTAGGAAACCGTCGCTCTGTTCCGCTGAGCTAAAGGGCCTTTTTCTCTCCGGCCTTCACAGGAGGGAGAGATAGTTTTCATATATAATTCAAAAGTTATCTTACTTTAATTTTAGCGGACTTGATCAATCTGCCTCTCATTTCTCTCTCGAGGTCCAGTCTCTGCCTCTTTCTATTTACGGCCTCCACTTCTGGACGCAAGGAATATATCTCTGCGTAAATGGATCTAGCCTCCAATAAAAGAGCTTCTGCCCGTGATAGCAATGTTTGGTATCTTTTATCGTTTACTTCCATAACGCCTTTTTATTCTTTGATTTTCTTTTTCCTGCTCCTTGCATAATCGCTGTATGGCGATCAAGTGTTTCCGTTCCGCAGGAAGCATCTGGTCTATGTCAGTCCTCCCGTGCAGCTTGGCATTGTAAATGTTTCGCCTATGTACCCCGGCCATTTGAGCGGCGTAGGTTATGCTTACATGGTGTCTCTTGGCTTCCGTTAAAACTTCATCGAGTAAACTCATAGCCTAACCCTCCACGTTTGATAAGACACCGCCATAAAATCTCAGGGCTCTCTCCCTTACCAAATCCGCATTTCTAGAATCCGTGATACCCTTTAACGCAGCCCTTACCGATACTGCCGATGTCCCAGTGTCAGCGGCTATTCTCTTGATAGCCCCGTGCGGTACTAAGATCTTCCTTTTCCTTGCCATGGTCATTACTACTTTAGATTTTTCATTTATTTAATGTCATTCCCCATATACCAAAAATCACAATCCCATACGGGAATAGCTGGAACACGAGCGGGCGTGTATCTGTCTTGACATCTTTATTCAGGGGCGCTTGACGACAGCAGGCCATTTCTTGAAATGGAGCTGCGATAAACAAATCTGTGTTTTCGATCGGGGTTCCATGATAAAAAGAATACCTTCTTGACTTATCAAGCGTGTCTTTTATCTCGTAGTCAAGCACATTGGAGCTTTTTAAGGCCTTCTCACATCCCTCCGCTTTTTCCAGGAATCTATCGCAACGAATTGGATACTCGACTTTATTGATAGTGTACTCTACGACTCCAATATCCATAGGACGTTCCGTCACGCGCAATATGGTATTATAGTTCGTACATACGTTGCTGAACGTGTTTTCTTTTGAGCGCATTTCCAGTTTGCCTTTCAAGTGCTCTAACTCATCCATTGTATTTTCCGACACCTCGCCACGATAACAAGTGTGACGATTACATACCAAGTTGTATTTTTGGAGCAAGGTCGTAAAATCGTCCACCTTTAGGAAGGTGGAATTAGGAAATCTTTCCTGATACCAATCAAATATCCTTTTATCCAATACCCCGTATATGTGAGCGTCTAACGAGTGTATTGATGATGACGAAGAGAATCCCATTGTAAGCAATCTCCTTCTTGCTAATATCGCCTTTTCGTCCTCTTCGCTGAAGGACTCCCATTCTTTCTTAAATTCCGCAGCATACAGCGATATATCGGCATGTACCTCGGCCGCAGAATACATAACATTGACTTTTTCCATGTTCTTGTTTATTTAATCCTTGTCACCACCAATCTCGGTTTTTCCAACCGAGTCCTGAAAACTTTCCCCGTAGTCACTTGCACTTGACACACTACCGATTTCACCACGTTCATCCTTGCGCAAGGATAGCTGTACGATTCACCGATCTCAAGTTTTTTGAGTATTGGCATGATCGGGCTTTTTGCTTCTGTCTGATTAACTTCTGCCATATTCTTTGTCGTTTTCTTGTTTTCTGTTTAACTTTATGGTGCAAATGTAGTTTCTAATGAACATACATACAAGTTTAATGAACATATTATTTGTTAATAATTTTAGTTTTAGCAAACATAAATAAATAAACATATGAATATCAAAAGGTTAAACAAATTAATAAATTCAAGTAAATTGAACAAAGTTCAAATTGCAGAGAGATGTGGTATATCTAGAACTACATTAGACAATGTATTAGCTGGTGCAGATGCTAAAATTAGCACTATTGAATCGTTGGCTAAAGTATTAGAAATAAACGTTGGATATCTATTCAATGACACAGATGAAGGAATACTGTCCATAACAAGTGATAGTGAACTTGATTTCTATAAGAAAGAGGTAGATCGATTGCAAACTTTATTGAACAGACAAAAAAAGTCCACTAAAGTTATCGTTGAAATCGAAGTAGATGATGATGAGTTCATTAAGATGGGGTTAAAAGACAAGGTTATACAGGTATTAGATAAATGATATGGAACAGTATTAATATGTTGCGCAAGCATGAAGAAGGTCATAAATACATTTTTTTTAATAGCAAATACCATCATTTTAGGATTTAATACACATTTTCTGTGTAAGGAATATCCTAGAACGGAGAATTTAGGATTTGACTATATAGGAGTGATCATTGGGATATTATCCTTTTTGATAGCAATTTTAGCTATAATGTTCGGATATAAGATTTTAGATGTGGATAAACAAATTGCAGTCAAAATATCGAAAGTTAAGACTGGAATAAATTCTGAGATTTCAAAAGTTAAGACTGAAATGGAAAACACTAAAAGAGGAATAAGGACTGAAATAAAAGATCTAGACAATCGGTCTAAAATCTATACCGAGGCATATGCATGCCTGATGCAAGGAGAGGTTTATTTAAGTACCCATGATTACTTCACTGCTTATAAGGAATATATAGAGGCGATGGTCGGTTTTAGTATATTGGAGGATTTCAAGCATTGTGAGGATATAAAATTTAAGATCGAATCTCTTATCCGACAAATGAGAGCAAACAGGGATAAGCTTATAAGAGACTGGGATCTTTTTAATGATTCTTCTTATATAAAGGATATGGAGGTATTAAGGAATTCGCATCCTCAGATTTTTTGGATCGATAGTGACATAGGATATGAAGAAATAGTCAAATATTTTTACGATAGAAGCTTAACGGTTTTATTTGACAAATATGAGTTCACACTATATGAGAAAAGCACAAGTGTGAGAAGATCTAATGCAGTTTATGCATTGTTAGACAAAGCGGATAATGGGAACTACAAGCATAATGGGAGGGTTTACAGTTTATATGATGATTTTAATAACGTCATTCAAAAAGATTTAAATTCCAATTTTGATTATATAGGTATTCGAGAAGTGATAGATAGTGATATAGCCAAGAAAGAAGCCGCTGAGATATTGAAAATCCAAGAAGGGGTTATTAGAATTGGCAAAATATAGTGTATAATATGTGAATATTTTGTACCTTGCGTCCGTTATGGGAAATTGGGAGAAGAGACAGGAGGACAAGCGAGAAGGCAGGGAAAAAGACAAGGTTAGGCGTGAGAAGCTGGCCGGATATTTCTTCGACTTGTCGAAACTATGCTTCGCAGGTATGGTCATCGGGATAATATTACCTTTGTTCTCAAACATAGACGATATTAAAATGTGGATCATATCAATATTAGGAATAGCATTAACAACATTGTCAGCGTTACTGGCAAATAAAATATTAAAATAAAATGGACGCGCTTATTTTTGTTTTCGCCATCGGGGTGGTTATAGTTGGTGGCATATACTTGTGGACATTCACGAAACCGGGTAAGAAATGGCTGAAAGAGTTGTGACATGGATTTCATGATAATGTTTTTTTGGCGAGATCAATCATCGGAGTAGGTATTCTGATATGGCTTAAGACTCCTTCAGGTAAAAAGTGACTCGCGAACCTATAGGGATTCGTGATGGCAAGGAGGAGAGGAAGTATTACGGGCGTAACGGTCGTTCCTGCCAAGCTCTTTGGGTAAGAATATAGAACTAAACAATAAAAAATATACAATAACACGGTACATCAAACAGTACATAAATGTGTACTATTTGGATAAAATATGGAAAACTGTATTTTGTAACGTTTTGAGAATCAGTATCGAAAAATTTTAAATTTATCATTTTCGGAATCTCATCCTGCGTACTTAAGTAAAAAAGAAATAAGAGCATGATCTATTCAATTAGGTCATGCTTTTTTTGCGTGTCAAAATGACAGACGAATAAGATGGACGAACATAAAAAAAGCCGGACTCACGCCCGGCTTCTATATTCAT